CAGTAATATGCCCTTTTTTTGTTCCCTTAAGGGTCGCCAAGCGGGTTGGGACTCCTACCCATTGTCTAACCTACAAAAGTATCCAGACGAGAGATAAATATATTTGAAAATGGATATTTGAAAACCCCAAAACCCAAAAAATTTTCCTGGTAAAAAATCATGAAAAAAGTCGCACATCAATTCTTTGAGAATGACGGACTAGATTATGAAGACATGCTAAGTGACTTTGATAATTTCTGTGATCAATTTGAAGAGCGAGCATCAAAAGCATATAATGGAGGAGACCAAAACAATGGAAGAGTTATCAGCGAGATTGAACGAGTTGGAGAAAACACTCCTATGGCAGTCAGAGAAATTGAACACCCTGCAACAGACGTTGGAGAAGCTAGCGAATCCATCGTTGATGTACAAGCGTCCGACGGGTGAGGACTACGAAACCGTCGCCCAGACTCTGGATTATCTACATAATAATGTAGAGGGTATCAAGGGAGACCTTGTTAAAATTGCAAAACTAAGTAGTTACTAACATGTCACACTACACTATAGGTTATCATGACCAACAGAGGCATCACTTTGAAATCTGCGAGTATGCAGATAGTACATTTGATGCAATGCAACATGCTAAGGAAGATGTTCCCTTTCTGAAAGATCATCCTCATTATATTGATGAAGTTCTAAGAGAAGACAATGAGAGTTCCAAACTGGATCCATCACAGTAAGAAAGAACAGAAGAGGACATTAAGACCTCAGAAACTTCGTCAAGCCAAAAAACGTCTCAAAATGTTTTTAAAGAAATGCCGTTACTAGCAAGCGAATTTACAAAAGACACAAGCACTACAATTAGTAATTGTGTCTATGCTCTGCAACCGATAGGAGGAGCACCAGTTCCAACATCAGTGATTTCTGGTAGTGTACCTCTAACAATCATTGCAGGAGATCCTTATTCTTGTACAGATGCAACAGTAGTTAATACTTCTCCTATAAATTTACCTCTATGTCCTAAAGGTACAAGAACAGTTAGAGCAGAAGTTAATACAACTGTTTTGATTGATGGAAAGTATCCTGTAGTTGAAGGTGATGTTGTTAAATTGTTAGAAAGTAATGATAGACCCTTGACAGGACCGTATAAAGAGAATAGAATAGTAATTGGTAGTAATATAACTTAAATATGGCAAAAGCAAAAGGTGGTTATGGTATCGCTGATTCTATAGAGTCTAAACCTAAGAAGACTCGTCAAGGTACTGGATCACACACTAAGTATTCTGCAACAAGCAGAAACAGAGCTAGAAAGAGATATAGAGGACAAGGTAAATAATGGAACTGATAATTGGAATGGCATGTGTATGTGCTATGGCATACTACACATATCTTATGATAGAATACTTTAAAGTGAAATGACTAAATCAAATTTTATTAGAAAAGGTAAGAATCAATTCAAGTCATCTGCATATTATATGTTTTGGGGTGCTGCGACTGTAGCAGTCTTTGCAGGACAAATTTATGTTGGGTCTGGTTACAGACAGATGTCTAAATCACTGGATGCATGGTTTGATAAGACCATCAGCATCATGATCCAGAAAAGACTTATGCAGGAACCTCCAAGAAGTATGGAACCTTATGAAGATAATAGAATGCCTGTAATACAATGAACTGTTGGCACTGCGGAACGCAATTGATCTGGGGAGCAGATCACGATATGATGGACTTAAATGACGGAGACGAGTCTGAGTATGATTTTTGGTCTAGCTTCACTTGTCCGAAGTGTGAAGCATACGTTGAGGTATTTCATCACAGATGATTGAAGTAGATCCGAAGATGGCAGCAGGTGCAGGTTGCACTAAGATAGACTGGGAAATGGTTCCATTGACTCAGGAGGAATTGGAGTGTATAAGAGTGTGTGTAGCGAATGCACCGATTCCTTATGATATTGCGAAGAAGAAAGTTCCGATTGCCATATTAGATAAGATCGGAAAACCTAAGCGTGTGGAGCGTGCGGGTGAAACTAAAGTAGAATACGATTTGACACAATACGGAATCCATGAATCTTATTTGTAATTTACCTGCTGAAAAAGTATGGGTAAGAAAAGAATACCTTACCGACCATCAGAGTGGGCACGGAGAATTTGTAGAAGGTGTATGGGTATCTGCTAAGAGTATACCAGGACGCGCGTTTTATTTTGAAACGTATCTTCCTGAGTATGGTGCGATGTATGATAAGCTACCTATAAGTGCGTTTCTCCGAGCACCGAAAACGCCGACGCCAGATATGAGTCTAGAGAATCTACAATTTTGGAATTGTATGGATTATGGTGTGATGGCGATTAATAAAGGTTTTATATCTTCTATGGACGCTGAGATACGGACAAGAGACCACGGGTTGATACATGGGCAGTATCTGTTTACTTTAGATAACTACCATGTGAATATTGATATTGTAGATAATAATGTGAGTGAGGTTCCACAAGAGCATAAGAGTCATAATTGCATTCAATTAGAGAATGGACAGTATGCATTGTATCCAAATAACAGGATGCGTCTGTATGACCTCTCTATTACTCCTCAAGAACCGAAGACACCAGACTTTAAGGTTTCTACTATAGAATACCAAGTAGAGTCAGGAACTAACTGGGGACGATTAGGTGATACTGATGATTACTTCTGGGAAACACCTAATGAGAAGTCCGCAACCAGTCCGCATTTATAAATATAGGTACTAGGAGGAGAATCATGGTAATCAAAGTAGACAAATCAGAAGAGTTTATCCAGAGTGGCAAGAAACTTATTTCAGAGTATGATGCTCAGCCTCTTATGGATAGAATTGAGAAGAATGACGATAGAGAATTGTTTGAGATGAAGAGAAAGAAGGAATTCCTTGATGAGTGTACTAAGTTTCGGGGAAAAGAGGATAAATAATAGCAGCCTATTGCTGTGTCTAAATGCCAACCTTTCAAACATTCAAAGACTTGAGTGTTACGTTTAAGAAACATCCTGTTACCGATGACTTGGTGCAGGTGAAAGATAAAGCTGCAATAGTTCAAGCGATACAAGGTATCTTGCTTACTAGAAAAGGTGAAAGACCATTTCAACCTGAGTTAGGTTGCGATGTTCAGAACATGTTGTTTGAACCTTTAGACTATGCATCTGCTGGTACGATTAAGCAAGAAATTAGAGAAACCATTGGTCGCTATGAACCAAGAGTAACTGTAGAAAAACTTACATGTGAACCAGATTTTGACAATAATGGTTACAATGTTGAAATGCAGTATACGATTGTTGGAAGAGACGACATACCAGTAGCAGTAGAATTCATCTTAGAGCGTACAAGATAATGCCATACACTCAGGTATCCAATTTAGATTTTGAAGACATCAAAACTTCTCTCAAAGAGTATATGAGAGCACAGTCAGATTTTACTGACTATGATTTTGATGGATCGGCATTAGCAACCTTAATTGATACACTCGCTTATAATACCTACTACACGGCGTTTAACACTAACATGGTAGTCAATGAACTATTCATTGATTCTGCTACCTTAAGAGACAATGTAGTGGCGATTGCAAAGCAACTGGGGTATAGACCCAAGAGTGCCACAGCTCCTACTGCATATGTTTCATTTACTGCAACTTATGGCAATCCAACAACTGATACAGAACTTCTCCTGAAGAAAGGAACAGGATTTATTTCGTCATTTGATAATAATGTGTATCAGTATGTTGTAACTGATGATGTAAAAGCACAAGTCATTAATGATGTTGCTACGTTTACTAATGTTGAAGTAAAAGAAGGAACACAACTTGTTAATACATTCACTGTTAATGCTTCATTAAAGAGTCAAAAATTTATTCTTGATAATGAGAACATTGACACCAACACAATTAGAGTAAAGGTATTTCCTACTGGAGGTAGCTTTAGTGAACCATATCTAGTTGCAGATAACATTCTAGGTGTTGATGCTACATCAAAAGTATTCTTCCTTGATGAGATTGAGGATCAAAGATATGAGATTCTTATGGGTGATGGAGTTCTAGGTAAGAAACTAGAAAACAATGCACGTATTGAAGTATCATATTTAACAACAGCAGGTCCTGAAAGCAATGGAGTTCGTACATTTGTCTTTTCTGGTGTACTAGAGAACCCTAATGGTGTAACTCCTAGTTCAATTACTACATCTATTACATCTACTGTTGCCTCTGCGGGTGGTGAAGAGATAGAAAGTACACAAAAGATAAAATACACTGCTCCAAAAGCATATGGCACACAGGAGCGTGCAGTGACCGCACAGGACTATGAAGCAATTGTAAGAAGAGTATATCCAGCAACCAGCGATATTATTATTTTTGGTGGAGAAGATCAAGAACCACCAGAATATGGAAGAGTTTTTATTGCATTAAAACCAAAAGATGCAAGTTACCTAACATCACTAACAAAGAATAGTATTGTACAAGAATTGAAGAAATATGTTGTTGCATCTGTAGAACCAAAATTAATAGATCCTTCTATTTTGTTTGTTGAGCTTACAAGTAAAATTTACTATAACGGTGATATGACAGATCAAACAGCATCACAGATTAGAGACAAGGTGATTGGTGGTGTACAGTCTTATCTTGATACTAGTGATACTGAGAAGTTTAATGGTAAGTTTAGATACAGTAAGATGATTGGTGTAATTGATGATGCAGATAAGTCTATCAACTCCAATCTCACAAGTGTCACAATGAGAAAAGATTTCTATCCTTCTCTAAATTCTACCTTCTATTATGAGTTATGTTTCCAGAATGTTTTTGATGAGGACTGTGATGATCCAATTCTTTCTAGCACTGGATTTAGAGTAACAGAGTATCCTAATTTTGATGTTTATGTTGAAGATAGAAATAAGAAAATTGTCCTATATAGACTAGATAGCGTGACTGGTGAAAAGGTTGTCCTTGACAGCGATATCGGTGACATAGATTATGTAAAAGGCGAACTTAAAATGTATAACTTAACTATCATTAAAGGTAGTTTCTTTGATAATCGCATCTCGGTTAGAGTCAAACCACTTCTTAATGATGTCAAGGCACTTCGTGAGGTATACCTTGATGTTGACGTTGCTAATTCCTCATTCACTGCATACAAAGAGTAAATTAAATGCCCGCTGTAAAGACCAAGAGAATTTCTACTCTCATTGAATCGCAGCTTCCTGAATTCATCAGTACAGAGTATCAACTTTTTAGTAAGTTCCTCACAAAGTATTATGAACAACAGGAGGTGCAAGGTGGCACGTTGGATATTATTAACAATATCCAAAAATATGCAGATATAGATTACTATGAACAAAACTTACTTAAACAGTCTGATGTGTTGGACGTTAGTATCAGTGATACTGATGATACAATTGTATTACAAGATGCAACGAGTTTTCCAAAGAAAAACGGATATATAAAAATTGATGATGAGATAATTTTTTATGAATCACGAACAGAAACAATACTATCGGGAGCAGTTAGAGGTGTTAGCGGTAACACAACTCTTGGTGATTTGTATAACTCGTCAAGTTACACCAGCACAGTTGCGTCCTCACATAATGCTGGTCAAAAAGTTCTTAACGTAAGTAACTTTTTTCTATATGCATTAGTAAAGAATTTTGAGAATCAATATCTTGGTTCTTTTCCAGAAAAATATCTTAAAGGAGAGGTAGATAAGAGAACTCTGATTAAAAATATTCAGAAGTTCTATAAAGCTAAAGGAACTACTAGTTCTATTAAATTTGTTTTTAATACTATTGTTTCTAAAACAGTAGATGATAAACCTGAAGTATATAAACCAAGAGATTTTACATATAAAGCATCTGAGTCTGATTGGATCAATATATACGCTCTTAAGTGTAAAGTAATATCTGGTGACATAAAAAAATTAATTGGAAAGAAGATAATTCAAACTGCCACAGAAGAGTATGGGTATGCAGATGCTACTGTAGACAACGTATATGCTGATGGTACAGCAGATAATGAATTAATCTATAACATTGTATTAGCACCAGAAACAGTCAACGGTTCTTTTGCAATCTCAACTAAGACTAAACTTGAGAAAGCAGTTACTGGAACAGACAGCACTGGTGATAGAGTCAATGTATCTTCTACTATTGGTTGGGAGAAGACTGGTTCTATTTTAATTGGAACTGAGACAATTACATTTAAACAGAAAACAGTAACTCAATTTATTATTGACAATAGACAACCATCTGGAGCTATTGCATATCCTGTAGGAACATCAGTATACAAACCAGTAACGATTGCAAACTCTGATGTAACATTACTTACATTTGGTGTTGTCTATAATTTAAAACCAGAAGATGCTCAACCATACTCTAGTCCTGGCGACAAAATTCTTGTATCTAGACCTGGTTTTGAAACTGCAGATCCTAAAATTGTACAAACTGGTACTAATCAAACAAGATGGTTACTGAATCAAGGAATTGCACCAGTAATTCCAACATTACCAAGCATTCAAACATCTTTAAGTCAATTAACTACAGATACATCATCTATTTTTGCTGATGATCAATATTACTACATAACATCCTCATCTTTTCCATCATATAAAATTCTTGATGGATCTACAGTAAATGAAGAATTACTAGATCAAAGAATTCTTCGTATTATTAGAAAAGAAGCAACAAGAACTACAGAAACATATAAGACTCCAAATAGAGATATAGGTATCCTTTTAAACGGTGTCCCTGTCTACGGTTTCAGGGATCATGATAGTGTTCGTTTTGGTAAACTAGAAGAAATTAGAATTAACACACAGGGTAGAGGATATGACAAACCACCTTTCGTATTGATAGATCAAGTTCCTAATAAAGCTAGAGCAGTCTTAACTGGTCAGGTTGTAGAAAGAATTATTGTAGATACTCAAGATGTTTTTCCAAGAACTCCAGATGTTACTATCACTTCTGGTAGGAACGCATCTGTGCGTGCTGTAGTAACTGGTGGTAAAGTTACAAGTCTTATTATTGATAATCCTGGTGAATTCTATTCATCTCCACCAACTGTAAGGATTAGAGACAATGCTGGTAGAGGTAGATTTGCTGACTTTACTGCTGTTGTTAATACAGACGGTAATATTACTGGATTTGAAAAAAATGCAGAAGGAAACTTTTATAATCAAAACACTGTTATTGTAGATATCATTCCTGTTGGTGAAGACGCAACGGGTATTCCTTTATTGAAGGAATGGAACTTCAATAGATTTAACAAACTAGAAAATAATCTTGATACTGAGTATGGTTATATTTTTCAAAATTACAATAATGCATTAGAATATGGTTATGGACATGTTGGTAATCCAAAAGCTTTACGTGTTGCTCTTAATGACAATATCAACAGTGCAGGAACTGAACCTGCTACAAAAACTCATTCTCCCATAATTGGATTTGCTTATGATGGCAATCCAATTTATGGTGCATTCGGTTATGAGAATCCTTTAGATTCTACGTCATCTATTATTAGAATGACATCTAGTTATTCTTTAAATGGAAATCGTAGAGAAGGACCTTCTCTTTCCAAGTATCCTCTTGGATCA